TGGAAATGGTACACATGCCACCGTTTTCACGGCTATGTGATACGCGGTAATCTTTTACCGAAACAACAATCTGACCATAGAACGGATGAACAAGCTGGCCAGCACCTTCCTGTTCAATAGCTGCCTGCAGCTTGTCACGCTGCGCTTGAAAATCTGCACCCACGATAAAAGCAGTGAGCGAGTATTCACGCGTGGCGCGCCCGAGGTCTTCAGCAAATGGCTTATCCCGCTGCGGGTATTCATGCACCTGCGTGCGGCGGCCAAACGTGGCATCGTCGCCTTCTACAAAAAAGGGAACGCCACGAAAGCTGGCTGGCTGCAGTTTGTCTTTCCAGCCCATCAGGTAGCGCCCCATGCTTGTGAGCGGTAGCCCACATCCGGGTTCAAACTGAAGCCAGGTTGATTGGTTTTACCGGGTTCGGCACGTGTGCCAGGCGGGGCATTCTCAAAACGCACCACCATTTCACCGTTCACATTTTGCTTGTTACCGGTATTCAAACCAGACACAGCACCACGCCCACGGCCAGAGCCTGTAGTGGCATCACCGCCACCACCGAACAAGCCACCAAAGCCAGAAAAGATTTTCCCAACCCCTGCAATCTTGCTCACAATCCATTCAATTTTTGGCGTGATCCAGCCACTGAAGTCTTCCCACAGCGCCTTCAATCCACCGATAACATCATCCCAGTTTTTCCATAACAGATACGCTGCAGCGCCCAGCAAGGCCACTGCAGCGATGATGGGCGCAAATGCGATGATGACCGGGGCAAGCGCCACACCCAGCGTTCCCATAGCAGCAGCGAGCCCGTAGACGGCCGTTCCAATGGATACCACCTGAGCCAGCATCACGCCACCGAATATCAATTTCATGGCTGTGCCAACCATGGCCCAGTCTGTATTTCTAATGGCATCACCAATGGCAGCAGCAGCACGGGCGATACCATCGGCAATTTGCACGCGGTTTGCACTGAGCCAATCACTCATCTGCTGCACCAATGGCGCGAGCACGGGGATCAATTTCGCCCCGATAGTCATGCCAATGGCCTGAAGTTGCTTGTTAAATTTCCCCAGCTGTTCATCACTGAAGGCATCGCCAGCTGCTATATCCGCATCACTCAGCACCAGCCCCAGTTTGCGGGCTTCATCCTGTTGTGCCTTGATGGCTTCGCTGCCTTGTGACAGCACACCGATCATTGCACCGCCTGATTTGCCCATCAGCTGCATAGCGATGGCCGTGCGCAATGTCGGGTTTTCATTCTTTTTGAATGCATCTGCCAGCTGCGGCATGATGTCTGCCGATGTTTTCAGCTTGCCATTGGCATCCCTAACGCTGATGCCCAATTTCTTGAACAGCTTGGCTGCATCACCCTTGCCAGAACCCGCTGCAAAAATAGCCTTGTTCAGCTTCTCCATGCTGCCCTGCATATCCTCACCGGATACACCGCTTTTCTCGGCAACATACTGCCACTCCTGCAGCTTCTCAGCAGATACACCAAGGCGATCACTCATGTCTTGCAGTGAACCACTGGTATCCAGAAACCCTTTCACTGCCTTCACAGCAAACGCGCTCACAACCGCACCAGCAGCCGTAACAGGCAACATGGCATCGGCCAGCTTGGAACCAGCCGCGCTTACACCGCTCATGGCTTTACGCACACCAGCAATGTTTTTGTTCATGGCAGATAAAGGTTTTGAAACCTTATCCACTGCCGTGAACGTGGCGCGCAATGTGGCGTCTTTGTTGCTCATGACTGATCCATTTCCTCTTTAAGCCTGAAAGCCTGCTGTTCGTACAACAACAAATCAGCGATGCTTTTATCCAGCATCACCTGCGGATCTAACCGGTAGAAATATCCCAGGGAGAAAGCCAGCTCTACTAGGCCGCTTCCCCGTCCCCTAAAAAACCCAGCACAACCCCCATACAGGCATTGAAATCACGGGCGCTTAACTTCCCCACTACCGATGGCGGCAAACCGCCCAGACGGGCAATGAGCGCGGAAATAGCAGGGGCGTTGGGAAGCGATGCACCACCATCCAGAATCTGGATGGGGTAACCGCATTTGGTAATGTCTGCCGTTGTCATTTCCCGCAGTGAAATCTCCACGATTTCATCACCGGCATGCTCAATAGGTTTGCTCAATGTCACCGTGGTTTTTTCGGCACTCACTGGAAGTCACCTTTCTTGCCATTGAATTCCAGATCCACTTTGCCTTCATCGCCTTTCAGTGCGGCATCACCCACGATGAACGCGCCAGACAGCGTGTACACCATGCCGTTTGCCAGCTCAGCAGTAATGGTGAGATCCGTGCCAGATTCCAGCTTGGATAACGGGAAAGAATCCGGCACCAGAAACGAACCCTTGATGAACGGGATAACATCCGTTTCCTTGTAAAAACCGGTAGGCCCTGAAATCGATTCAGTGGCTTCACGCTTGGTTTTGAACAGCGGAACTTCAATGCCGCCTTCCAGTTCCAGCTGTTCGCCATCCACCTTGAAATAACAGGTACCCGCAATACGTTGGCCCATGATAAAAACCCTCTATGAAATGTGATGATTAAGCGGTGGCGGGATACTGCAAACGGAACTGCGCCAGCAAAGCAAAAATGCGCAGGCCGTTTACAAAATCAGGCGGGAACAGAACATTCAGGCGGTTGCTGCCAGCGCGCTCCACAATCAGGTATTGCTTCATCACTTCGATGTTTTCCAGCAATCCCAATTCTTCCAGGACATAACAGCGGGCAATGATTTCACCACGGGCAATGGCCGGCGTGACAACCACACGGCCAGCGCCAAAACGGGTGCCGTCATTTGCCAGGGCAGCGCGGCCATATTTGGAGGTGATAACACCCTCCAGATCCCGCAACACATACGCAATTTTGTGCATGTCTTCAGAATCCAGATAAGAATCATCCGGCAGGTTGTTGGCGTTTTTCTGGTAAGTAGTGATAGCACGCTCAACACGTACTGCCCCGCCACCGTAGGTTTGCGTGGCAATGCCGTTTTCCAGCAAGCTTTGTTTTTCGCTGATCGTAAAGCGAGAGCCTGCAGGGGCAGGCAACACACCGACCAACTCACCGGTTTGGGTCGGCCGGCTGATATCCGCACGCAGGAACGCTGCATTTTTTGCACCGTAAGCGGCGGCCACTTCATACAGCGGGGTAGGCATATTCGCCTCAATACCCACGATGGTGTGGTGTTGGTCATTGATGCCATCACCAAACGTAGCCAGCGCACCGGCTGTGCCACGCTTGGCTGTGTAGCAGTGGCCATAGATTTTTTTAAGGTATGACCACCGGCCAGCCGTGTCATTCATCAACGTTTTTAATGCTGTGAGTGATGTGGTATCTGAAAACGGGTGAATGATGAAATCGAACTTTTCATCACCCAGCGCTGCGATGGCAGCCGTTAGCGTGGGATCAGTGGCACCAGACGCCATAGCGGTAATAGTGGCGCCAATGCCGGCAGGCAAAGATTCGTTGCCGGCCAGCCCGCGATAATTCAGCTGCAGCTTGATGTCATTGCCCAGCGTGCCATCATGCTTGGCAGTGAACGTGATAGTGCCAGCAACGTTATCAGCAGTGACTGGCAAGCTAGCCTCTGCATTCACAGCCGCTTCAATGGCATCGCCAATGGTGGTGATGCTATCGCCAGACGATACGCCAACTGCAATTTTCTGGCCCGCAATGTACAGGTTGATAGTGCCAGCCGCAGTAGCTGGGCCAGTGAGCACCAGCGTGCCAGTGGCCTGCGTGCCGGATGCATCAGGCACGCCAACGCACCACACTTCACCAAATGGATCAATGCCACGGTAAATTTCATGCATACGCGCAAGAATGGAACCTGCGCCATACAGGGTTTTGGCATCATCCGTGCGGCTTACAAACTCCAGCACGTTATCATCAGCCGTGCCGGCAGCCAGCATTTGGCCAATGATCAGCGTGCGCTGTACTTCTTGCGCGCTGTTTGCTTGTGAATTGTCAACCTCTGCATAAAACAGCGGCACCCGGATATTCGAGGGGATATTGTTAAAAGATACAGACATGGCAAAGCCTCCAGAGCGGTTGCTGGTGTTTCAGGTGTGCGCAAACGCGCGGTGGGTTTTGGTTCGGTTAGACGTCTAAGTCTCCAATGGTGGTAACAAATTCAATGCGGCCATCTGGCCCAGGCTGTTCAAGGTTTGGATCAGCGAATGGATCAATCGCATCCACATTGATCGTTATGCCTTCAAGATCCGGCAATGCCGCATCCCGCACAGATAGCCAGGTATCACTTTCATCCAGCTCCATGCTGGCTGAAAATTCCAGCTGGTAATCCAGCACTGCACGGTTAATTTGCAGCAGGTTGCCGCCTTCATATTCAATAGCGCCGTATGCTGTTGATGGCTGGAAACCCAGTAATGCTTTCCAGATTTCTGCGCGCAAAGTACGCACCGTGTCACTGGCCGCTTGCCCACGTTCATCAGCGGTATTGGCAATGCGGATAATCACTGCAAAACCATCACGAATTTCTTGCCGGTAACCGTTCTTTGAACGCTGTTCGCCGGGGTTATCATCCAGCGGCACCACATACGCGCACGGGAACGTGAGCGCTGTAACATCAGGAATCACGTTCCACTCAGCTGCACCGCCCACGCGGCTGCTAAAGCTCGCGCAATAGGTGCGCAGCTGCGTGATGATCAAACTGAGTTGCATGGATTATTTCCATATCAATGCTGATTCAAGCGCATCAGCAATAGCTGATTGCGCCCATGCGCGGCGATTCTCAGCCGCATCCACTACATGGTTGCCACGCGGCGCAATGCGCCAGGCACCGGTTTGCGTTTGTTTCTTTTTGTCTTTGCGGCGCACTGCGCCACGGCGCACGCCGTAATACAGAATGCCGGGGTAAAACTCCCCACCCTTGATAGTGCCGCTGTTAGGGCGCGGGGCTATCGTTACCAGAAAGCCCGGCTTGCTCAGTTTGAATTTGGTGGATTTCTGCAGGGTGCCAGTGTCTTTGCCTGGATACTCACCTGCTGTGCTGATTGCTTTGCGTGCCACCAGCCTGCGCGCATCTGTCTGCACTTTCTGGCCGATGCTGCGCATCGTTTTCTTGATAGGTTTCTTGTCAAAATCAACACGGGAAAAACCCTCGATAGTGGCGTTGATCTCAAACTTTGACATTACACAGAGCCCAGCTCTTCAGCTTCGATCACAATGAACTCGCGTTCATCGGCATATTCAGTTACGCGTTTCACGCGGAAGCGGTAGCCGTTATAAATCACCACATGGCGATTGGTCACCGTATGGCTTTCCAGCGTGCTGGCTTGCCTGCGCACAATGAAACGATGCGTGACGGTGGCATCAATCTGTTTCGATCCTTGATAAATGGCAGAGCCAACCGGCTCCACTTTTGCCCACACAGTGGCAATAGTGGTATCTGTACCAGTAGTGCTGTAGCCAACATCAGCTGCTTCAGTGAACAGCTTAATAACAATGCGGCGATTCAGGTCGCCGGCTGTAAATTTCCTGTCACCCACAATCAAATCACCGGCACAACATACGGGGCCAGCAACGCATCCACTGCCATCGGCACTTTGAATTGCTCTTCACTCACCGCTTCACGGTTTTTGTACCAGTGGCCGATCATCAACAGCATGGCCTGCGTTATCGCGCCTGGAACAGCAGTGCCTGCGGCGCCATAGCCAGCCGTGTATGTGATCTGCACCGCCGCAGGCACGCAGGCAGTATCTGGCCACGTGGTATCAAAAAACGGCGTGAGCAAAGACTGCATGGGGCCAGCGCCTAACCGCCACAGGTTGTTGCCAGCCAGCAACACTGTTACTACCGTGCCCGCCGTGTTCACGTATTCAATCTTGGTAATCTCCGCCACTGGGGGGCGAGGCAGACGGATCTTGTCTGCAAAACTATCCAGGGAAAACTTCAAGGTTTGCGTGATCAAGGCGATGCCGCAGCGATCTTCAACATACTGCCGAGCGGCCACAATCAATGCGGTAATCAAATCATTTTCATCGCTGCCATCCACGCGCAAATGCGCCTTGGCGGTAGCCAGCAACACCGGCTCTGCAGCAGGTGCTGTTACAACATCCAGATGCATTACGCGCCGCGCTCATCATCATTGGCAGGATCAAGAGCATCCATGATCGGCTCAACGATGTGCTCGATGATTTCTTTTTCCAGCACGTCGATGCAGTGTTTAACTGCATCCGGGTGCGCATCAATAGAGCCATTTTCTTGCAGCCCAGCCAGCACCCGCTCAGGGAATGCAACCACTTGATCACACAGATACTGGACGCCATCAACAACAATATCACGCAGTACACGCACGGCGCTTACAGCTGCCGGTGCAGAATTCTTTGGAGAAACACTTTTTTTAGCTGCCACTTTTTTCACCACTCAAAAAGGGAATAAAAAAAAGGGGATGCAAGC